CAACTCTAGAGTCGTTTGCCACCACCAAATCAAGCACCACTTCTATCTTCACCGGGAACGCCAAGAATGTCCTTCAGAAAACCGTTGAAGGGCTCATGGCTATCAGAACGAAATGCTTTGCTGCATTGTACTCCATGCTTCCCCTCCTCATGGGCGTAATGTTGATGGAGTCCCTGGGCTGTTTGTACAACTCTGAGGAGCTTTTCAAGGGCTACATCATTGTCAGCATATTTAGGAAGTACCAGATTGGTGGAGTCAGGGAGATAAGCATTCTAGACATGGCATCAAGGCTGAGGCTCGCAGCTCTTGAGTCCATTAGCACAGGAATTTGCATTGATCTTGAGGAGGAGTGCCTGACAAAGCCAAAAGAGAAGAAGAAATTTGTTTCTCGACACACAAAAAAGGTGAAGGCAAATTACAGCCCGAATGACTGCCTCACAATCAAAATGTCCATGGACATGACCACATGGTGCCAATGCTTCCTAATGAAGATGTTTGCATGCCTCCTGTCCCACCTCACTCCTGCGGAATTTTTCCCATTTATATCAAGAACCCTTAACACCATGAGCAACAAGAGGGTTGAGATGCCAAAAACCGTATTTAGAGAGTTCATGAAAGGAGAATCCTCGACCATGGTCGACAAGGTCATCTTAAAGCTCAGGCAGGTTTTCTGGGGGTTTGAGAAGGCACCGCAGATGAAGGAAGGCTCGACATATGTCACTCTGCACGGGAACATGCTGCAAGGCATTCTCCACTACACAAGCAGTCTGTACCATGTTGCCATGCTCCACGTGTTCAAAAAGTTTGTTGAGAAGGAGATCATTTCAATAGGCTTCACTCCAGTGACATCATTCCAGGTTTCCTCTGATGATGAGGGCATTCTCATAACTCTCTGCCCTGGGAAGCACAGCCCCAGATCTAATCCCATCCTTGTAAATAGAGTCCTAGAGAGAGTCAGGATAATAAAGGATTCTGTTGACGCTAAGTTTGGGCTGAGAACATCATGGGAGAAGTCAACAGTGGTCATCTCCCCTCTTTACGAATTCAACTCCATTTTCTTTGTGGGGAACACAATCACATCACCCCTCATCAAGTTTGTCTGCAGAGCAAATGATGACCCTCCTGAGGACAACCTGCACAAGAGAGTGGCAAACATGACTTCATCTTTAGGAGCGATTAGAGAAGCGGGAGGCACAGGCGCTCTTTGCTCGCTCGTGAGTGCCTGCCAGGTCATCAGCCTCCAGAGGAATTTGGGAAAAGGGACCATGAGCTGGTGGAATTCTGACTGTGAAGAAGTCCTCAGACTAGGACTCAGTGTCACAGGGAGCCTTAAAGCTTTCAGCCCCAAGGCAGCAGGGCTTGTGGATTTGCAGCTACTCAACTACTCGTCACTGCCAGACGAACCCAGCAAACAGTCAGCTTTTGTCAGGCTGTTCCAGCTCTACTCTGATCTAATTGAGGATGATCTCCCACTTGTGAGGACTGAGTTCAGAATGTGGAATCAGGAGAAGCACAAGAAATTGCTTGAGAGGCTGGGCATAGAGAAGGGTGATCTCACAAAGGAGGATTTGAGGCTCATGATGAACAAGCCTCAAGACTCCTTTGAGCTAAGGAGGAGGCTTGAGATAAATGTTTCGAAACCTTCAATAGCCAGGTCATTCATGTTCCCCAAGAGATCTGAGACAGTTAGAGTCAGCCCTTACTTATTCTGGTCAGGATGCATTCGCAAAGAAGGTGTTGAGGGCAGGCTGAGTCTGATTGAGCTCTTGAGGGAAACCGAACCAGAGGAATCCTTTAAATATCATTTCATCAATTCTGGCAACTACGACGACATAATCAGTTTCTGCAGAAGACCCATGACCTTCACCAGAGTTGAGCCCAGCAAAATGAGGGAGAGAACACTTAGGAGCTACAAGCCAAGGGAGAATGACCTGCTGATGGCGAAGCCTGTCATATCCCGTGTGTGGTTTGGGACAAGAGGCGTGAGTGCAACTCAGTCTGACATGATGTTCCCTGCCTTCTTGCAAATGATACCCTGGCTAGAACCCACGTTTGAAGAGACAGTTGAAAGGCCTGAGTTCCAGGGCTCTGTTTCCTCACTGCTATCCGCCATAGAGTCCCTACAGGTGAGTAAAGGTGCTAGAACTTACTTGTGCAGGCCTGCACCCAGTCACTCAATTGCCCTCGAGTCAATGCCCAGAAGGAACTCCTTCCGCCAGTATGCAGTCTCACAAGGGCAAGCAGACCCTCAAGAGAGGAGAGAGGGGGCCATTGACCAGCTAAGGAAGATTGGGAGACTTGTGATCCTCATGCAGGCCTCAGACAGGAAGGAACACAAGGTTCGGCTTGCTGGCAAGTGCGCAGAGATCATGATGACTCCATTGCCAGACCCAGATTGGGGCAGGAAGGATTTCCAGAATGTCATGCTCTCTGCATCAAAGATCATCCGGAGCAGCGGCTTTGTTGACCCATTCCTAGTCATTGAACATCTGAAGGAGACCCGAGATGCATTCTGGGTTGTCCCTCAAAGGTTCGCCGTGAACGGAAATAGAATGGGGCACGGGGAATCCTATCAGTACACCATCTCAAATGGCTGGGTGAGGACTGTGCTAGAAGGAGAGAAGATTGTGAAAATTGAGAGAGAGCGTGGGAAAGGTGACGGGCTCCAGAAAGCCTCACAAGTGAATGAGTCCCTTCAGACTAAG